CAAAGAAGATGCAATATGACTTTTTTATAAATATCCTCAGAACTAAGAAGAGATTCTCTCCTTGGCTCCGCAAAGATACGATTAAAGATATTGATTATGTAAAACGTTACTATGGTTATAGTAACGAAAAAGCAAAGCAAGCATTAACAATTCTTAGTAAAGAACAACTTGCTTTCATTAAATCGAAGTTTGAAACTGGAGGAACAAAATGAGCGTGGTGCAAGTCCCAGAGGTAACATGGGCACCTGATAAAATGGTAGAAGTGGTTCTTGGTGAACCTGATGATTTTTTAAAAGTCCGTGAAACACTAACACGTATTGGTGTTGCTTCCAGAAAAGAGAAAAAAATATATCAATCATGCCACATATTGCATAAACAAGGAAGGTATTATCTTGTCCACTTTAAAGAACTTTTTGCTCTTGACGGGAAACACGCTAACCTTACTATTAATGATGTTCAGCGTCGGAATCGTATTGCTCAGCTTCTTGCTGATTGGGGTCTCATAAGCATTGTAAACGTAGAAACAATCAAAGATATTGCACCTTTGAATCAAATTAAAGTATTAGCATATAAAGACAAAGGTGATTGGATACTGGAAACAAAGTATAATATAGGTAGTAAGAAGAAAAAGGTTGAAGAGTCTTAATTTCTTTTTTCTTAGTATAGAGTTAAGAGGTTAACATGAACGGTAGGTTGGACAAAGTTGCCATGACTAATAAACTCATGCAACTTAAAAGAGAATTACATTACAAATGTGAAATTGGTGAAAAAGGAGAATGGGAATGCAAAGGTGCAAACGATTATCTCAACAGAGTCTTTGATGTATTAGATGAATATTGGCAGTGAAAAAATTTATTTTTGATGTAGACGGAACACTAACACCAAGTCGTAAACAAATAGATATAGGATTCTCAGCAGAGTTTCTGATATTTTGTTGTAAATATGATACTTACTTGGTTACAGGAAGTGATCGTGCAAAAACAGTTGAACAAGTTGGATTAGATATTTACAACAGGTGTAAAAGAGTATTTAATTGCTCTGGTTCGGATATTTATGATGGTAATAATAGTGTGTATAGATCGAACTGGAAACCATCTGATGAATTAATTTCTTTCCTTAATGATGAATTAGATTACAGCACTTTTCCTATAAGAACAGGTGATCATATTGAGAGCAGACCTGGTGGAATTAATTTTAGTATTTTAGGTAGAGGTAAAGGTAATATGGAAGGAAGAGAAGAATATGTAAAATGGGATAGAAATACTGCTGAAAGAATTTCGATTGCAGACAGAATCAAAAATCAATTTCCTGATTTGAATGTTCAGATTGGAGGAGAGACAGGACTCGATATATCTGATAGTGATAAAAGTCAGATAATTAAATTTTTTAATTTTGATGATGAAGTTCACTTCTTCGGAGATATGATGGAAGAGGGACAGAATGATTATCCTTTGGCCAGAGCAGTAAAAGAGAGGCTCGGTAAAACGTACCATGTAAAGAGTTGGGAGGAAACCCGACTATGGGTTAATCGGTTCTCCACCGCATATGCAAATGGTTTAAAGTATAATTAGTATTGAATGCCGAAAGGGTTCACATTTTATACTCGCTTTTAAAGGAGAACAATCATGACAGCACTACAACGCTATCACTCTGCAAACTTACCAGAGTTGATGAAAATAATCAACAGAAACGGTATAGGTATGGACGATTACCTTGACCGATTTTTTAATGACGATTACTCATCAAATTACCCACCTTACAATCTAATTCATGTAAACAATGTTGAATCAGTATTAGAGATTGCACTCGCAGGATTTAGTAAAAAAGACATTAAGGTTTATACTGAATATGGAAAACTAATCATTGAAGGAAAGAAAGAAACAAAAGACAATGATTCGGTTAATTATGCACATCAAGGACTAGCACAAAGATCTTTCAATAGAACTTGGCAGTTATCGGATGATGTAAAAGTTAAAGATGTAGAATTTAAAGATGGACTACTCACAGTTAAATTAGGAAAAATAATTCCTGATCATCATGCTCGAAAAGACTATCTTTAAATAAAATTATAAGGGGGTTGACAAACCCCTTTTTTGATGCTATTCTATATTTGTTGATAAAGCATAGCAATTTCAACAATTAAAGTATAAAACTAAAATCATGGGAAGAAAGAAAACTGCCTTTAATGGCACAATAGATATTGATGTTGATTTTTCTGGTTTAGATCCAAGAAATCAATTAGATGCACAATTCGTCGGTTTTGACTGGTTAGACCTAGACGAAATTGATACTGATGATCAAGATTATTTTAATTTTGCAGTCAGAGATGAAACAGTCGAAGAATTTAGAAAAAGAGTTGATGACCTATCTCTTACCTTTGAGGAAAGAGGATTCTCAACTTCATATTGGCCACCTTGCTTCGGCACTGATGGTAAACCCAGAGATGGTAGAGGAAGAATAAAGGCAGCAAAAGAAAATGGTGAGAGATGGATGCCGATTGCCATCTATGATTATTCTAAGTGTGACACATTATTGAATCATGTAACCAACGGTATACTAGCAAACCTTCATGATCCTGCATCAAGACCTACAATGAAGGACTTTATTAAAGCAGGAGTATTTCTAATTAATAGGGGTGAGATTGACTATACTGATGTTGCGATTAATGATTGGTTATTTGGAAAAGCAAATGTTAGATTATTTCTTAAAGGGCAATCTACATATACATCTATTATCAATCAGATAAAAGATAAAGTCGATAATGGTGAAGAGGCGTTAGTTGATTTAAGAGAAAGTGGTGATTGGAAATCGTGGATTAAAACAAATCTAGGATTAGATGATAGAAAGGATTACATCTTAACTGCTGTAAACAATGTCACTTATACCAATCGTACATGGTGTGAAAATATCTTAGCTGCGATAAAAAGAAATCAATTACCAGTTAATATTATTCTTTATACTAAATCTGATTCTCCTGAGAGAGCAAGAGCAGATGTTAAAAAATTTGTAGATGCAATACATACACACTACGAAACATCATATAAAATGGTCAATAATAATATTATAGGTATGAATATAGATATTCCACCTGTTGAACAGAGACCTTATCAATTCATAGGTTGTTGTCCACAATTCTATGGATTACATTGTGGAGTTGATAAAAATGGTAATACTATCATTCAAGATCATTTAATAAGTCTTAAAAAATACGCAGAGGTAGAAGAGGGTTCTTGACGAACCCTTTTTTTATGTTATAATATAAGGGTCAGAGAAATACTGACTGCGGTTATGCCCTTCGGTAGGTTCAGCATAAGCGGCGATAGGAATCTACCAAATCAATTATGTTTTATTATGGCTATTAAACTGGCAGTATTGCAAGATCAAGATCAAGTTATTGCAGAAATAAAAGAACTAGTAGATGATGGTAAACCAATTGGTTACTTGTTTGCTAATGCTCACCGTGTTGTAACTGAAAAACAATTTCTTGCGGAGAGTGATGATGACAGAAAAATTCAAATCACCTTATCCCCTTGGATTTTATTATCAGCAGATAAAGAAGTATTAGTTCCAAGACATCAAGTGGTGACTATTGTAGAACCCATAGATAGTCTTAAAGAAATGTATTTGGAGAAGATAAATGGAAGTGAGAGTACTAGCACTGACAAATAATCATTACATAATAAGTTACGTAGATGAAGTTGCAACTGCTGATATAGGTGAACCAGATTGCAAACTTGTAAAACCTTATATTGTCAATACAGAATCAGGTAAAACGATTCTTGAACAATTCATGATGGATCTCACAAGAGATGATACTTTTATGATGGGTTCCGATAAGATCTTGACATTAGCAGTTCCAACACCTACACTATTAGAACAATATCTAAATTTGATTAAAGAATGAGGTTTTATACCAACGTTCAAATGGTTGGAGACAACTTCTTAGTTCGTGGTTATGAAGAT